TACTCAAGGTTCTGGTGCACTTAGTGCTAACAGCAATAAGTACTACAGAAGAGTACAGGTTGCAAACCTAATGTAATAGGCAATATTGCTTATCTTTTAAAGAGGGTGTTGACACCCTCTTTTTTTATGCTATAATATATTTGTTGGACGCAACAATGGGTGTGACTGAATAAACTTACTGGCATTGGTCTGGTTAAGGTGATGAGACAGAGGTGGTGCTCGCTACCGCAGGGTAGAACTTCTCAACCAAGAAGGTCTCAGGCATACAAGTATTTCTAAACTGTAGAAATGCCCTTGTATTGTTGGCAAACAGAAACCCAACCACCCTCCTAATTTAGAAGTAGTATAAATCATATTAATCATACACATTAACATATGTTATCTACCCAATATCGCCTTCGGTTAGAAGGTATTTGCAAATCTATTGCAGCAAGTCAAGAAGTGAATTTAGAAGACATGATATGGGCAGAGAAACTATCAAAAGCAAACACATCAGCAAGAGGAATGCTGAGTCAAGCAAGGAGATTAGCAACGGATCCTGACTCAACTTTTCTTAAGTACTTGGATATAGGAGACTCGGATCCAAGGAAACACAAAAAGGGTTTCGGTGGTGCTGAGGATATAGCAGATTGGTTTAGGAATGACAGATCAGATGACTGGAGACAACGTGACTAAATAGCATTGTACGAAACTAAATTATGATTACTGACATTAGATATGATGGGTTCATCGGTATATTCGATACCGAATATGATACCCAACCCTTGATAGATTATTGGGAATACCAGAATAACGTAGGTGCTACCTTTAAACGTAAAGGTTTATTTGGTAGAGAACGTAAAGCACATGCTCGTAAAGATACATGTCTTGCTACTGAAGACTTTATGTTGGATCACAACTGCGGTTATCAGTGGATGAGACAATATAATGAAGTTACTGGTAGATGTCTTGAAGAATATATTGATAATTTTGAACATCTTTTACATTACAGATATCAACAAGTATATCTAAATGTGCAAAAGACTTTACCACAACAAGGATATCATGCATGGCATTCAGAGGATGGTTCTCTAGGATGTAATCGTCGTATACTAGCGACAATGATGTTCCTTAATGATGTCACTGAGGGTGGTGAAACTGAGTTTCTTTATCAATCAAAGAGATTTCAACCTAAGAGGGGTCAGTTTATGATATGGCCAGCAGGATTTACTCATGTACATAGAGGTAATCCTCCACTATCAGGAGAGAAGTACATTTCTACATCATGGTTGGAAAATATAAACGCATAAAATGTCTAACTGGTATCAAGACCAACTAACAAACAAGAACTTCTTGTCTCCAATAGGATTTGTTTTTCTATTGGACAAAGCAAAGAAGACATCTTTTTTGTGTCAGAGAGCATCTATACCCGAACTAAGTTTGGGAGATATTGCAATACCTACACGAGGATTTGTTTCTGTACCATTAGAAGGTAACATCCAATATTCAACATTAAATATAGATTTTATTGTTGATGAAGATTTACGAAACTATATGGAGATACATAACTGGATTCGTGCATTAGGTGTACCTGATAACGTTGCAGAAAGACAAACTTGGATAAATGAAAATAGTGATATAATAACTCAAGATCCTAAAGTATCTGATGGTACATTACAAGTATTAAACAATAATAATATTACAAACTTTGATGTAGTGTTCAAAGATATGTTTCCCACAAATCTAAGTACACTAGATTTTAATGTTACAAATACAGACAATGAGTTTTTGACAGCAAGTGTAACTTTTAAATATCTGCTCTATGAAATAAGAAACGTTAATACACAAACAAGACGATGAAATTTGAGTATAAGTTTGAACATTACTGGGGTGGTGAAGATAACTGGTACACTAAATCTAAGAGATGGGCAAAGAAACAACCCTTTCCTTTGTCACATTTGATAACAGGTCTGATTGAATGGTTGCATAAATTGTGGATTGATGGTAAAATATTACAGGTCATGGCAGATGTTGATAAAGACATTGACAAAATCAAATCTACTTGGGAGGAAAATGACAGAGAAATCACCCCACACATCGTGGAGACAGGAGTATTTGGAGATGAAGGCTGGTCTATCGAAATCACAAATCCGATTGTTGAAAGAGGGACCTCAGCAACTAGCACAGGCATGGTTACTCCAAGCGATGCACAACGACTACAAGAAGATGAAGGGAATCAAAGAACCCCCTAGTAGGGAATCTGGATACCAGACATCTTTGAAAGAATGGTTTGCAAGTAACAAAGACCAAGGAGTATGAATCTTGAAACACTGCAGAATCTCTGGAAAGAGGACTGCAAAATAGATGATGATCTCTACTGTGAAGAATCTCTCAAGATTCCTAGATTACATCAAAAATATATGGAATACTTCAACACTTTTTCTTTAATGAAGAAAGAGAAAGACGGAGAGTATCGTAAATTAATCAAAGAGAAATGGTTATATTATAAGGGTAAAGCACCTGCTACAGTATATAAAGATATGCCTTTTGATCTCAAGTTAACTACAAAGGAAGAAATAAATATGTTCATCGAAGCAGATGAAGATATAAGAAAAGTTAAATACAAAATTGATTATCTTGATCAGATACTATTCTTCTTGGAGAGTGTATTGAAACAGATTGGAGTTAGAAACTTCCAAATTAAAAATGCTATTGATTGGACAAAATGGAGAGAGGGATCTTGATTACAACTGACAAACTCTTAAAAATATACAAGGTAGTTAAAAGACCCATAGTATATAAGTATCCCCCTAGAAGAAAACACCATAATATGCATTTGTACGGATAGACTATATACTATAGTGACGTAACATCAAATGATGGACCTCAAGATTGGAAAGAAGAATGAGGTATATTTAAGAGTAGAAGCACCAGATCACGTCAAGTATGAGTTGGCGGATTTTTTTACGTTTGAGGTAGAGTCTGCAAAATACATGCAGAAGACAAAAAGATATAGAGGTTGGGATGGTAAGATACGTTTGTTCTCTCCTGCAACAGGTGAGTTATATGTTGGTCTTGTGGACTATCTTACAGACTGGGCAAAGAAAAATAAGTATGACTATGAGATAGAAGAAGACGAGTTCTTCGGTAGACCTGATGATGTCAACGATCTAATAACTCCTGTTGGTGTTGCAGGGTTTGTAAAGTCCTTGAATCTTCCTGTAAAGGTTCGCGACTACCAATATCAAGCAATATACGAATGCCTACGATACAACAGACGACTCCTATTGTCGCCAACTGCCAGTGGGAAATCCTTGATGATCTATGCATTAGTGAGATACCATACTAATATTAAAAGAAATGTCTTGTTAGTTGTTCCTACTACGTCTCTAGTAGAACAAATGTATAAAGATTTTGAATCATATGGTTGGAAAGCATCCTCTTATTGCCACAGAATTTATGCAGGACAAGAGAAATATACGAACCATCAGGTAGTGATTACCACTTGGCAGTCAATATACAAAGAACCAAAGAAATGGTTTGATAGATTTGACTGTGTGATTGGTGATGAAGCACACCTTTTTAAAGCAAAATCTCTAAGTACATTGATGGGTAAGTTGCATGATTGCAAATACCGTATTGGATTTACTGGTACACTAGATGGTGCTAACGTAAATCAACTGGTACTAGAGGGTTTGTTTGGTAGATGTTCACAGGTAACTAGCACTAATAAACTTATGAAAAAAGGTTATGTTGCTAAGTTAAAAGTAAAAGTTCTCCTATTAAAACATGAAGAGAAACTATTTGAAGGATATCAAGACGAAATAGAATACCTTGTAGAACATGATGGTAGGAATAATTACATCAAAAACCTTGCCATAGACTTGAAAGGTAATACTTTGATCCTCTTCAACTATGTAGATAAGCATGGGATACCCTTATTCAACCTCATAAATAGTAATACAGAACGACCAGTATATCTTGTACACGGTGGTGTTGATACTGATGATCGGGAAGATATAAGACATCTTACTGAAACTTCGGATAATGCTATCATTGTTGCATCTTATGGAACGTTCTCTACTGGGATCAATATTAAAAACTTACACAATGTTATCTTTGCTAGTCCTTCTAAATCTAGGATTCGTAATTTACAGTCTATTGGACGAGTATTGCGGAAAGGAGACAATAAATCAAAAGCAACTCTATATGATATTGCTGATGATATCTCAACGGACAGGGGGAATAACTACACGTTAAATCACCTGATGGAAAGAGTAAAGGTATACAATGAAGAAAAATTTGATTATGAAATTATAGATCTAAAACTCAAACAGGATGCTTAACTTTATTAAACACGAAGAAGAATTTTTTGGGATCTTTAAGTTGGTCAATGGAGAAGAGGTGCTTGCAAAAGCAGTTCTAACCAAAGATCATAATGAATCTATTGTGTTTTTACAAGATCCTTTATGCGTTGAGATTATTACTAATCCTATAAGTGAAACTAAGATCGCGAGGGGTATGGGATTTATAAAATGGCAGCAACTATCTGATGAAGATTTTTATGTGATACGAGAGAAAGATATATTGTGTGTTTCTACCATGAGCAAACAAATAAAATTATTATACGAAGCATTTGTCATGGCAGAAGGGGGCACCGACATCCGTAAGGATATCAAGAAGAGTAACTACCATATTGAACCAGATAGTATCGGAGGATTTATTGGAGATATAGACGACTATAGAACGTTATTTGAAAAAATATATAAAGCTAAGAATAACCCTTGATTCCTTACAGTCATATTGTACACCTTATTGACATTCCTGTCAAGTGTGCTATAATAAAATATTGGAACGTATAACCGAATGCCTACAAAAAAACCTGATCCTGAGGGTAAAGTCCTTACCAAAGATCCTACTAAAGGGAAGAAAAAAACTGCAACTCCAAAGAAAAGAAAACCTCATTATGTAGATAACAAGAAGTTTTTGGAGTCTATTATAGTGTATAAAAATAAAGTTGCAGAGGCAGAGAAACTAGGTGATACTGAACCGCGAATCGATGAATACTTAGGTGAGTGTTTCCTTAAAATTGCTACACACTTATCATTCCGACCCAACTT